GAAAGAGATATCCAAAAAGGAAAAGTAAAATAAAAAGAAAAGGTGGTTTATCCACCTTTTTTTATGTCTTATAAATAAAAACTAAAGAAAATTATAGATTTTTTACGTTTTTATTAAATCGTATATATTTATTGATGTTAATAACCCGTTATTATACGGGTTTATTGGTTAATGAATACTCACCCCTTTTTAATGTGAAGTGACCGAACAACCAATCTACTTTTCTTATTGAGGTTCACCAAATAACTTCAGAAATCCATAAAAGGTATAAAGTAAAATGGCAAATTCAAAATTGTTAAAAGAAGCAATTGCTGATGCTAAAGCCGTAAGAGAAACTGCAATCGCCAATGCGAAAATCGCATTAGAAGAAGCGTTCACTCCAAGATTACAATCTATCCTATCTAAGAAGCTACAAGCTGAAATGGAAGGTGATGAGGAAGAAATCGAAGAGGAATTAGATTCTAGTGATATTGGGAATGGTGATGAAGAGACTCCGGTTGAACCATCTGCAGACGCTGCTGATGCTCACACCGAACTTGGTGCAGAAACTGAAGAAGAATCTGACGAAGTTGGTGAAGAGGATGAGAACGTAGATGTGGTATCCGAAGAGGAAGACCACGAAGAAGAAGTTCACGAAGAAGACGAAGTTGAAGTTGAAGAAGAAGACGAGTTTGAAGTTGAAGATGAAATCGAGGAAGAAGATGAAATCGAAGACGAAGACGAGTTAGATTTAGAAGCTATCATCAGAGAACTTGAAGGTGAACTTGAAGGAGAAGATTCTGAGTATGAAGAATCTTACGAAGGTGAAGGTCACGAGGAAGAAGAAGTTTCTGAAGAATCTCCTGCACACGATGCGGTAGGTTTCGAAGACCCAACTAACGCTGATGATGCTTCAATCGAAGAGGAAGAACATGAGGAAGAAGAAGTTTCTGAAGAAGAAGATGAAGAAACAATCGACCTTGAAGAAATCCTTAGAGAAATGGGATACGGTGATGATGAAGAAGAAGTAACTGAAGAAGAAGAAGGTGAAGACCACTCTGAATTAGAAGCAGAGTTGGAAGAAGCTTATTCTACTATTAAGGAACTTCAATCTACAATCAACGAAGTAAACCTTCTTAACGCAAAATTACTCTACGCTAACAAGCTTTTCAGAGGTTACTCGTTAACTAACGAACAAAAAGCAAAAGTTGTAGAAAATCTTGACAGAACAAACTCTGTTAGAGAAGTGAAATTAGTTTACGCTACACTTGCGGAATCTATGAACTTTACAGGAACTGAGAAAAAATCTAAGAGAGCAATCTCTGAGAGTGTTGCTCCTAAGGCAACTAAATCTACTGCTCCTGCAAAAGAAGTGATTACTGAAAGTGCTGATGCATTAGCTGAAAGATTTAAGAAATTAGCTAACATCAAATAAAAAGTTTTATATAACATTAAAAAGGAAAAATAAAAATGGCAAATTTTGATTTAAACAAACTGATGGAAGCCAAGAACCCACAAGCGGTAATGCTCGAGGAAACAAGAGGATTAAAAGCAAAATGGGATAGAACTGGACTTCTTGAAGGATTGAAAGAAAGAGAACAAGGCTCAATGGCTGTTCTTTTAGAAAACCAAGCAAAACAATTGCTTGATGAAGCAACATCAACTGGTACAACTGCAAACTCTGAAGAGTGGAGTGGTGTTGCATTACCATTGGTAAGAAGAATCTTTGGTGAGATTGCAGCGAAAGAATTCGTTTCAGTTCAACCAATGAACTTACCTTCAGGTCTAATTTTTTACTTAGACTTTAAATACGGAACTGCTACTGCAGGAAGAGCAACTACTGAATCATTATTCGGTGGTAACTCTACTGACTTAGGTTCAACTGACGCAGCTGTTAAAGGTTTATACGGTGATGGTAGATTCGGTTACTCAGTAAACGAAGCTTCTGCTACTGTTGCAACTGGTAACGCAACTTCTGCATCTGCAACTTGGGCAGAGGTAGGATTTGATGGAGCATTATCTGCTTCAGTTGCTGCTGGTGATATCACTAAGTTAACTATCGCTAAAGCACAAATCGGTGCTACTGCTGACGAAGATGGTGCTAACTCATTCATCGTTTCAGGTACTGGTGTTGCAACTAACGTTGCTGCTTACAACTCATTCGATGGTACTAACTTCAACTTATTCATCTCAGGTGCTGTTGCTGATATCAACGGTAACGCATTGACAGTTAAACACTCAGTTGTTCCTGTTGATTACAATAGAGGTGATTTTGAAGACCAATCTCCAATTAGTGGTGATGGTGGTGCAAATGGTTTAAACCAGGGTGTAGACCTTCAGATTCCTGAAATTGACTTAGAACTTAAGTCTGAAGCAATCGTTGCTAAGACTAGAAAGTTAAAGGCAGTTTGGACTCCTGAATTGGCTCAAGACCTTAACGCATACCACTCAATCGATGCTGAAGCTGAATTAACTTCTATGTTATCTGATTACATCTCATTAGAGATTGATTTAGAAATCTTAGATATGTTAAAGTCTAACGCATTGACTACTGAGTACTGGTCTGCTACAATCGGTGAAGAGTACAACTCTTCAACTGGTACGTGGACTGCTGGTACTTCTGGTGTTGCTTACCAAAAGAACACTTGGTTCCAAACATTAGGTACTAAATTAAACAAAGTATCTAATAAGATTCACCAATTAACATTAAGAGGTGGTGCTAACTTCGTAGTAGCTTCTCCTGATGTATGTACAATCTTAGAATCTATTCCTGGATTCTCAGTTTCTGCTGATAAAGATGCACTTCAGTTCGCTGCAGGTGTAACTTCAGTAGGTGCGATTGCTAACAGATACACTGTTTACAAAAACCCTTACATGACTTCAAACGAAATCTTGTTAGGTTATAGAGGTGGAAACTTCTTAGAAACAGGTGCTGTTTACGCTCCATACGTACCACTTATCATGACACCTTTAGTGTATGACCCAGCTAACTTCACTCCAAGAAGAGGAGTTATGACTAGATACGCTAAGAAAATGGTAAGACCTGAGTACTACGGTAAGATTTATGTTAAAGATTTAGCATCTATCTAATCTTAGTTAGTTCTTAGATAATAAATTAGAGGGGTAGGAAACTATCCCTCTTTTTTTATGTCTATAAACAAAAACTCTATTCTTTATTTTCTTAATATTTATAGATACTAAAGGAGATAAACATGAATGAACTAATATGGCCAGGTAGTGGTTCTGCTATCACAACGGGTTCAGATTCAACCCCATTTGGTACCTATGATGCGGATTCCGAATTTCAAACGGATGGACCAAAGGTTGCCTCATGGTGTGCTAAAAGATTGGGATACCCCGTTCAAAATGTAGAACTTATTGATGAAAACTTTTACGCTTGTTTTGAAGAGGCAGTTTCTGAATATTCTGCACAAGTAAATCAATTTAATATTCGAAATAACTTGGATACCCTAAAAGGTAATCCAACGGGTACTGATTATTCTCAGAAATTAGTTCAAGGTTCAAATCTCCCCGATTTAATTAGTATCTCCGATGGATATGGAACACTTGCAGGTGTTGGTGGTTCAACTGATATCAAGAGTGGTTCTATTGATTTAGTTGCAAATCAACAATCTTATGATTTGGATGTTTTATTTGCTAGTGAAAGTGAAGGTGGAAAACGAATTGATGTAGTTACTGTGTTCCACGACCCAACTCCAGCAATCAATAGATTCTTTGACCCTTACTCGGTAAGTGGGCAGGGAACACTTAACTTGATTGATGAGTTTGGATTTGGTTCATTCTCACCAGCAGCACAATTTGTGTTAATGCCAATTTTTGAAGATATGTTACGAATTCAAGCAATTGAATTTAATGACCAATTTAGAAAATCTGCACACTCCTTTAATATTGTAAACAATAAACTCAAGATATTCCCCATTCCAACTACGAGTGGTAAATTATGGTTTGAATATTTTGTAAGAGATGAATTTATTCAAAACTCAACTGCAGTAACTTCAGATGTAGTATCTGATTACTCAAACGTAGGATATAATTTTATCCCATATTCATTCATCAACGATGTGGGTAAACAATGGATTAGAAAATACACTCTTGCTCTTGCTAAAGAACTATTAGGAGCAATCAGAGAAAAATATAGTTCAGTACCTATTCCTGGTTCCGAGATTTCGTTGGATGGAGCAGCACTACGAGCTGAAGCACAAACTGAAAAAGATGCTCTTATAGAACAATTAAGAGAAAACTTGGAAGAGTTAAGTAGAAAGAATCAGTTTGAAATTAGAAATAATGAATCTAATTATCAGCAAGAAATGTTACGAAAAGTTCCACTAACGATTTATACCGGATAAGATGCCACGTTTTGCATTAGACAGAGATATTAAATTTTTTCAAAGTATATCCCGTGAATTAGTTGAAGCGGTGATAGAAACCCATGTTGTCTTATATAAATTGATTATTGGAGATAGTAAAACCAATCTATATGGTGAATCTCTCAGTAAAACTTATTACCAAGGAGTGCAGTGTACTGCAGTAATAGAACGAAGTGATACGGGAGTATCTTACGAAGGTTTTGGACCAGATTCGGGTCAGAATGTAGAATTTAGATTTAACAGGTTTAAACTCGAAGAAACGGGGTTCTATCCTGAGATTGGTGATATCATTTATCATAACGATGCATACTTTGAGATTGATAATGTTAGAGAAGACCAACTCATCGGTGGACAATCGGGTGAGAAGTTCTCTATTATTGTTTCTACTTACATGACACGAAGAAGTACGATACAAACTGAAGAAAGAGTATTATAATGAAGGATAATCCAAAAAATAGAGCAAAACAAATATCAGTAGATAAACAATTTCAGAAAGGTGTTAAACTTCTTGATATTGATACTACTATTGCTGAGTACATGATTGATACGGTGATTCCCGATGTGGAAGAACACGGTCAAGCAGTAAAGGTTCCTCTATTATATGGAAATGCAGAAAGATGGGCAAATGCAAGAGAGAAGGGTTATCTTCGTGACCAACGAGGTAAAATTCAAATTCCACTTGTAATGTTTAAGAGAAACTCGATTGAAAGAGATACCTCTCTTGCTCAATTTAAAGATGTAAATACTTTACCTGCATATAGAAAATACTCTCAAAAAAATAGATACGAACGATTTACTCTAATACAAGGCTCAGGTCCTTCATACGAAGAATATAGAGTTTCAGTTCCTGATTATGTAACTGTTTCTTACGAGGTAATGATTTGGACATCATTTA